GATGTCAATAAGTTATTAGCTTCTGAGAAGCGCGAACATCAGGCACGCACTCAACGTGCTCTCGATGAATTAAATGCTCTGAAATCAAAAGCCAATATCACGACGAAGGAACGTCAGGAGTTAGAGGGTCGTATTGATGAACTCAATAACGCACTCCTGACGAAGGATGAAATCGCTAAGAAAGACGCCTTGAAACTTCAGAAGAAGTATGAGGCGGAAGTTGCGACGTTAAGCACCGACCGCGAGACGTGGCGTAATCGTTATACGGAATCTACGATAATGCGTAGTATTACAGACGCAGCCGTTGAGCACAAGGCATTGGTGCCGTCTCAAATTGTGGCTATTCTGCGTCCAAGTACTCGATTAATCGAGGCTGTAGATGAAGAGGGCAAACCCAATGGAAAATTTGACGCCAAGGTGAAGTTAGAGGACGTCAATGACAAGGGCGAGCCTGTTACTCTTGATCTCACTGTCGCAGAGGCAGTCAAGAGGATGCGTGAAATGGAGACGCACCAGAATCTCTTCCAGAGTGATGGTGCTGGCGGACTAGGTAGTCAAAACCGTAGTGGATCGAAGGGCAAAACGGTCACACTAGCAGATGCTGCAAAACAGGGTCCGGAAGCCTACCGTAAGGCACGGAAGCTTTCCGAACTCAACCTAACTAAGTAGGAACTACACAATGCATAAGTTACTTGGCCGGATTTGGAATCCGGTCTATGCCGCGACCGGCAACGACAATGACTCTTACGACCCGGAAATGTGGGCTCAGGAATCTTTGATGATTCTTGAGAACAACATGGTCGCTGCGAATCTGGTGTATCGTGACTTCGAGGACGAACTCCAGAGTTATGGCGACATCGTGAATACTCGGCGTCCCAGTAGCTTCACCGCGAAACGTAAGACGGATGACGATGATGTCACGGATCAGGCGGCAATCAGCACCAACGTGCCGGTTCCGTTGGATCAGTTCTTCCATACGTCCTTTGTCATCAAAGATCGCGAAATGTCGTGGGCGTTCAAGAATCTGGCGGAAGTCTATCTTGTCCCGGCTGCAATTTCGATCGCGCAAGGCTTGGATGAGGTTGTCACGCTGCAAGTCTATCAGTTCTTGGCCAACGGCGTTGGTAAGTTAGGCACGAATCCGACGCGCGACACCCTGATCGAGTTGAAAGAGAAGATGTCGAACAACATGTGTCCGCTCGCCGGACGCCGGTTGCTTCTCAATCCGAATCTCGAAGGTGCGTTACTAGCGGCCGATGACGGCTTCACCGATGCAGATAAGGTCGGTGACAGTGGTACGGCGATGCGTGAAGCCATTCTTGGTCGCAAGATGGGCTTCGACACGTATATGGACCAGAACACCCCATCAGTTATCTCTGCTCCTACGGCGCAGGGTGCGATTAACAATGCGGCCGGCTACGGTGTCGGCACAACGTCGATCGCGTGTAACGGTAGCGTTACGGTCATAGCCGGTCAGTGGATTACCATCGCTGGTGATAACACCCCGCAGCGTGTTGTTAGCTTCACGGGCGCGGCTCCGAACACCACGGCAATGGTGATTTCGCCTGGACTCCGGAATGCGGTTGTGCATACTGCCGTAATCTCTGCGTATGATCAAGGTGAAGTTGACTGCGGCGCTAACTACGTCTCCGGTTGGGCGAAGGCTATCGTGTGCGATGGCTTTAGCCCCGCGCCGGTGAAGGGTCAGTTAGTGAGTGCTGAGGACGCCGTTGCCTCGTACTACGGTCTTATGACCGGCTCCACGGCTACGGCTCTTTATCTGGACCGCCCGATTGATACCGGGTGGGAGGATAATGATGACCTCTTCCTTGGCCCGCAGGGTAACTACGGCTTCGCGTTCCACCGGAATGCGCTGGCTCTCGTCACCCGTCCGCTGGCACTCCCGCCGTCGCAGACTGGTGCTCGGTCCGCGGTTGCGAACTACAACGGGCTGTCGATCCGCGTCACGATGACCTATGATGGCAAGGCTCAGGGTCTCCGTGTCACGCTCGATGTCCTGTGCGGTGTCAAGGTTCTCGATGTGAACCTCGGCGCTGTGTTGTTCGGCTAATCAACCTGGTGGGGTACCGGATTGAAATCCGGTACCCCACTAGTTCATCATGAACAACGTACTAAGACAAAATAAGTTAGCAATCTACCGGCTCAAGCGTAATTATGGCTTGGCGATACGGATATATCGTTCTGACGAGAATACCGTTAATCTGGAAACTGGTCGAATGATTCGGGAGTGGAAACACGAACACGTCGTTCGTGCCGTATTGCTTCCGAAGAATATAGAACGCGAATATATCTATGGTTCGTCTTTCACTGGTGCTAATGGTAACTTCGTATACGGTGGACATTTTGATAAAGATACGCGAATCGTGATTATAGACAGGAAAGATATCAAAGATTTCGAGGTCACGAAAGACTCTCATATATTGGCAGAAGGTAAACGTTATGAGATTAAGACTATAGTGGATGTCGAAGAGAACGCTGCATTAATGATCGTGATGAAGGCCACAACGGGCAATCTGCCCGTTGAAAGTAACAAACCTAGTCCAAGTTCAGGTCAAAGTTAATGTCTATTAACAAGAACTGGTCCCGCTGGATATTCGCGTCTGTGAGTATGCACTTCGATGCTCAGAGACAGGATATTCCACTTCATATTGAGGGCCAGCCACGAGACATCAAACAAGACCAAATCGGATGGTTTGAGTTGCGTTTAGATGGTCCGTACTACACTGAGAGTAGCCGTAAATTATGGGACATTTATGTCGAAGTAAATGTTCTCATACTAGCAGCAATGCTTGATACGGATACTCACAGGATCAGACGATTGGCCGGTATCGTAGAGAGTGCTTTTACGAATATATCGGTCTTTCGGTATGGTGACGGGATCGAAGATGATAAATCCTATCTCGGTTGTTTGAGACTGTTACAAGACAATAACAATCGAGTGAAGACTAATCACTTCGGTCAGGTAGAACCGAATCTAAATCAAGAACAAGCAAGCGTTGAGGGTCATTACACAATGACTCTTAACGAGTAAGGAGTAACAGTGAAGTCTTTGCTTGGAAAGATTTGGAGGCCGGTGTATGCGCAGATTGACTTGAAGAATTGTACCTTCAAGTTACAGGATGGCGACACTCCTCCGAATTACATTGAAGTGAAGATTGGTCAAGGCAATCTCACCTACTCGGAAAAGGTTGATCGTCAGTACGTGCCTGATCGTGGTCTGTTAGATCAGGTTCGTAATGGTGATGAACAGCCAATGGACGTGAACTTTGATTTCACGTGGGAGTATCTCACTGGCAGTTCTACGTCGGGCTCGTTGCCGACGGTTGAAGATGCCCTAAAGAACAAGGGCAATGCTGCTGATTGGGAAAGCACGGATGATGATTCGTGTGCTCCTTTCGCCTTGGACATCATTATCGAGAATCTTCCTCCGTGTACTGCGGAAGGTGACATGGAAATGATTACTCTGCCGGACTTCCGGTATGAGACAGTCGCCCATGACTTCCGTGCGGGCACGGTTGCAGTCACTGGCAAGTGCAACGCCAAGGAAGCTACGATTGTTCGGGAATCGGCTAGCGGTCATTAATCCTTCACCCTCCCATAACGTCAGTCGGTGGGGTATTTAACCCCACCGGCTGATTAAAATCAACAAGGAAAGAAATGAAGTTAAAAGGTCAGAAACTCCAGGGTCCAGCAATTGAAGTTATCGTATTGCCGCGTCAGAGTGGTAACTTAGTATTTAAGGCTCAAGCTGTTATAGAGGACAAGGATTTTGATGCTCTCTGTCCACGTCCTCAGCCTCCAAAGAAACTTTTGCCTGGTGGTGTTACCCAGAGTAATGTTGAAGATCCGAAATACAAGGAAGAGTTACAAGTATTTGCAACTCGTCGTACGCACTGGATGGTATTGAAATCTTTACAGGCTACTGAGGATCTTGAGTGGGAAACTGTAAAGATGGATGACCCTGAGACTTGGAGTAATTTCGTCCAAGAATTCATGGAATCTGGTCTCACTGCTATCGAGGTCAATAGGATCGTTGAAACTGTGATGACCGTAAATGGTCTTAACAGTCGTAAAATCGAAGAGGCTACGAAAGCTTTTTTAGCTGGTCCG